ATGCTATCTACCGAGGAAGTCAAGGAGAAGTTGCACGTGTCTGATGCTACTTTAAATAGGATGGTAGCGAGGGGCGAAATCCCGAATGGCGAGTGCAAGAAGCGTGGGCATACGAGATATTGGAAGAAATGGGATATTCTGCATTTTATTAAGAGTAAGAGAAAATCATAACGTATTAATAAGCCCTATCGCAGCACGGATAAGCGAGCATATATGAGTATTAAGGACTTTATGTTTTTTGCCTTGATTATAGTAGCTATACTAGTAATCATCAATTGCACGTTCGTTGCTTATCTGTACCTTTCCTACGAATATAAGAAGGTTAATAAGTTCTTTCTATCTTGGGTAACGGTATCAACTATGATTCTAATAGGATGGTTCGGGGTTGGATGGTATCTGTACTTTGAACATTTCTTATAAGTTAAAGAGAGGCAAGTGATTGCTTCTCTTTTTTGTTTGGTACAATATAATAGACAAAAACACACACATTTCCCCGAAAAATATACGCACTTTTTGCCTTAAATTATACGTAACGATATATGATGCTACCTTCTATCACCTTAAATCACTGATTATCAACCACTAAAAGAAAGTGTGATAGAGTTATATTTACTCTTCTATGTTCTTTGTACCTTTGCATCCGTAATCGATTACATAGTGTTAGTTAATATTAAGGATTTCAAAAGATTGTATTATGGAAATGACAGATGCAAAGGTCGTAGAGAAGAAAATCTACGAAGAGGGAAAGAAGCACGATGAGTATGCTTCTAAAGGTGTCGCAGGGACTGGATTGGGTCTTGGAATAGCTGGTACTGCACTCGGTCTTGGTGCTTGGTTATTTGGAGGTAATCGCAGTGTGTTTGGTTCACTCGGTGGCAGCAATATGCCTGAGAACGTGAACATCAACGCTAACGGCTATGGCGCAAATGCGAATGCTAATCAGCCAACCGCCTTGCAGGTAATGGAGAAGGAATGCGCTGATGAGGTTAAGCTGCTTACCGACATGTTCGGTTTGAAGCTCGACACCGCTAACAAGTTCTACGCTATGCGTGAGACTGACATCGCAGAGAAGTTCTCTATGTACAAGGGTGCAACAGATGCTATTAATGCAGAGAATCGCCGTGCAATGGAGGCTGAGTTTGGTCTGTACAAGTCTCAGGTAGATGCGGACTTCGGTCTGTACAAGAACCAGCGAGACCAGTACGATGCGTTGCAAGCAAAGTATAGCGACCTTGACAAGAAGGTAGCCGTGATGGAAGCCCTCACTCCTTACAAGGAGAAGCTTATGATGGCTTACGTTAACGAGAAGACCTGCAATTGCTTGCGTGGTCAGTTGGTACTCCCATCTACGCCAGTAATTTCAGGCTACGGCAGCTATTGCTGTAACAGCACTGCTCCTTCCACGCCCACTACAGGAGCGTAACAGAGCAAGAAAGTCTGTAAGAAGGACTAAGAAAAAATGAGTTGGTGAGGGGTGTTTGCCCTCGTTGGTGGATGCCCTCTCACCTCTCTATAATATCACCAACTTAAAAAGAATTTTTATGATGAATTTTGGAAACAGCCCTTTGCTTGATATGGGCACAAGTCAGCAGCAGCCGCAGATGATGGATGCCGAGCTACAGAAGATGTATGAGGCAATACAGCAGAAGCGAGCATCTATCAATATGCAAGCGCAGCAATCTTCAACCCCACTCTGGGATGAGATTGACAAGATTGAGGACAATCTGACAGGCGCACAACGTCAGTACTTGATGCAAAATCAGGAATACGTTAATAGCTTGCAATATGTGTCTAAGCTAGTGCAAGACGAGGAATTGCGCATCATACGCCCTCGTATCGAAAGCACTCAGCAAGGACAGGAGGCATTAAAGAAACATTTGTCTTTGATGCAGCGTTTAAGAAAAGAAGTAGCACAGGCAGAGGAACAAAAATCTGCTATGCTCAACGATTATATGACTAACCACAGCGACAAGACTTGGCAAGAGTATCTCGCTTGGTACAATAAAACACATAAAGGAGAAACTAAGAAATGAACGTAACAGAACTGAAAGAAAAACTGCTTACATCTTTGGATTTGTGGGCAGACGCAAGAATTAGCGACATGGTTAAGGAGAATCCTGCATTGGCTATTCCTTCCGTGTATATGAAGCGAGCTTCACATAACATCATCGCCAAACACAAGGATAGTTGGGGTAAGAGCATTGACAACGCTACCCTATTCATTGCCGATGAAGACGGCAACATAGATGCCAACACGATATTTGAAGATATGATGCAGATGCTAAAATCCGTGGAAGATTACAAATTCGATGTAGGTTTTATTCACGGACATATCGACAAAGGAGTTGTGTCTATTGACCTGCCAGATGGAATTGCTACTGCTATCCTCTTTGGAAGCAAGCGAAGCATCAACTTCACAGAGGAGGACTTTGTAGAGTTGAAAGATTTGATAATAGGTTAAAATATATAAGATATGGAAACAAAAGACATTATGAGCAAGTTTGATGAGCTGTATGGGATGATGGCATCATCAGCCAACGTGAAGTATATGCGCACATTTGGAGACACAATGCGCTGCATGATGAAGGATATGGCATCAAAGCACCCAGAGTTGGCGCAAGAGTATCTTGATAAGCTCTGCGCCATCAAGTGGAAGAACTATCTTACCAAGAATGAGGCATCAGAGATTGTAAAGGGAATGAATCCATCTGCCACTTGGGATATGCAGACGTGGCTCAATGCTATGACCGGTCTCGGACTTGCGACAGAGGAGAAGCCTTACTACAACGATTACGCTTTGTACGTTGCAATGAATCAGGTTGTGAGCGACCACGGATGTACAATTGCCAAGATACTCGGCAAGGAAGACGTGAAGGATATTGGTACAGAACATCTGGTTAAGTATGCCAACCACCTTGCACTCGATTTATTGAAAGACAAGGATGGTGTGTACGACATCAGAGAGTATTTCCTGAAGTAGCACTAAATACGTACGGTTATGAAAAAGGTATTCGAAGACATTATAGCTAGCAATGACATGCAGGCTATCAAGAACTGTGTTACGATCATGGCAGATTGCTGCGAAGTTGGAATGAATGACAGCGTAATGCTTGATATGATGAAGCAGGTCAAGGGAGAGATTGGTGCGTGTCATTATGACGAAGAAATAGCAGATATGCACCTTTGTCTCATTGAGCAACTTCACACTAAAGACGTTGCCAAGGATTATTGGCACGAGGTCAAGAGTGACAAGATTAATCTTGAAGACTGGTGCGTCCTCTGGGGTGAAATGGTAAAACGCAACGCCGGAAAGATTAAGAAGTGGTTCCCGAAAATCAACACGCTTGATTTTGAGAGAAAGATTTTCGACGAATGCGTTTCTTTCCTGGAAAACGGCGGAATGCCATATTATGATCTGAATATCTGATTTTTTCGTTATTCTGAATGAAGTTTCGGTTTTTTTTGCTATCTTTGCATCAAAAGACCGAAACTTTATTTTTATTAATTATTCAGGATAACAGATTATGACAGATTTATTAGATTCATCACAGATTCGGCAGATAGGTGTTACTATATTTTCAGCTATACTTGCCTTTGCCACGCCGACTGAAGGATTCGTCTTGGCGTTGGTTATTGCCTTTGGCTTCAATATCTTCTGCGGTATGCGAGCTGACGGTGTGAGTGTTGTACGATGCAAGAACTTTTCTGCATCAAAGTTCAAGAACGCAATTTTGGAAATGCTGCTTTACGTATCTATCGTATATGTGATATACGGCATCATGTTAGGTTGCAACGATGGTACGGAAGCTTTATTTGTGATCAAGATGCTTACGTATATATTCTGCTATGTGTATATATGCAATGCGTTTAAAAATCTCATCAAGGCGTACCCTAAGAACATCTCATTCCGGGTTATTTACTATATTCTGAGATTCGAGTTCGCAAAGGCGCTGCCTAGCTACTGGAAGCCGATTATTGACAGACTCAACAATGAGTTTGATAAAAAAGAGGAGGAAAACAAAAATGGCAAACAGTAAGATTTTGGAGCCTTTCATTCTCAAGTGGGAAGGTGGCTTCGTTTATGATAAGGATGATTTGGGTGGAGCTACCAATATGGGTGTGACTCTCGCTACGTACCGCTCAGTATTCGGCAGCAAGAAGACAGTTAACGATTTAAAGCGTATGACCAGGGTGCAATGGGGCATAATCTTCAAGAAGTTCTACTGGGATAAGTGGGAGGCTGACAATATCAAGGATCAGAATATTGCAAACATCCTCGTGGATTGGCTTTGGTGCAGTGGTTCTTATGGTATCAAGATTCCACAGAGAGTGCTTGGCGTTTCTGTCGATGGTATTGTCGGCTCGAAGACAATCGCCGCCATTAACGCAAGAGATGGTAGAGATCTGTTCGACACCATCAAGCAGGAAAGAAAAGATTTCATTGACCGTATCTGTCAGACAAGGCCTCAGAACAGAAAGTTCAAGAATGGTTGGCTGAACAGAATTAATTCGCTTGCTTATGAAACTGATTGATAAGATAACAAGAGTTGTAATCGCCATTGCAGTAGCAATGCTGATTCTATCAATGTTCTGTAGATGTAAGGCGAAAGAACGTGTGATAGAAAAACAGACATATATCACTGATAATCGCAATGAGTCTCAGTGGGATTCACTCTTTAACGCAAGGCTTATTAAGGAGCTGGAATCATATAAAGTATCTCACAAGGAATCGGTGAAGTCTACCACGAAAGAGAAGACTCATATAAAGGACAGCACAGCTTCGAAGTACGATGTGAACGGAAACAAAGTCGGCGAAGACAGATTCCACTACGAATATCACGAGATATCACAGGAAGATGTACAGATACTGAGAGATAGTATTTCTAGTCTTAAGGAATACAAGGATAGTGCTGCGATATATCATAGCAAGTGTGACTCCTTAAGCTCAGTGATAAGTAAAATATCGAAAGATAAAGTATATGTCGAGAAACAACTATCAAAGATCGATAAAGCTTTCTTGAGCATAGGTAAGATAGCTTCAGTTTGTCTTTTTATAGGCATTCTCGCATTTTTAGGTTGGATATACTGGAAATCAAAGCTGCACAAACGTTCTTAGTTTTTTTTCTAATGTTTTTATTTGGTTATTAGTTGATTTACAAACAAAAAGGGGTGACCGCACGCGATGTGTGGCCACCCCTAAACATATAATAATGCACAGAAATTCAATCTTCTTCAGCTTGCAGGAACTTAATACTATACTCCGTTTCGTAGTATTTCTTCTGTTCGTCGGTCAGCATTCTTGTTTTGCTGTCAAAGAACAGGGTAAGCAACTCTCCATAATCCTTGTCGTAAAAGTAGTTATACTTTCGGCAAAGATAATTTCTGGCATTCATACACTTGCCGGAAACTGTCTTAAACTTACGCTTTGTCTTCTGCGGCAAACCGCTGACAGCTCTCAGCTTCTCAACGGCAAGAACCCTTCTCAGTGTTTCCTGTCTCTTTCTATTAGCCTCATCGGTACGTGTACGAGCAGCACTCTCCTTCTGTATTCGTTTTGTAGTCTCATCTGTATGCTTTACCCCAAGCCTCCTCGCCAGGTTGTTGACCGATGTCTTTGTTATACCGAGAATCTTCCCTACCTCTGTGGCAGAAAGATCTGGATAGAGATTACGAATAGCCTGATTCCTCACATCCTTCGCTTCCTTCTTCCTTTTGATAAAGGAATCCCCGTGTACCTTATGCAGCCACCAGTAGATGGTCTGTACGGTGCATCCGAATGACTTCGCCAATCTGCTTGGCGACTCACACGGATGCTCCTTTATGTAATTTTTCTGTTCGTCTGTAAGTACGTTCATAGGCTATCGATTATCACCACTTCCATGTAAATTCCCCCTCAACTGGCGAGAATGGAGTTTTTCGTAATTCATCTTTCCAATATCACTAAGTTTGAATCCAATATCGCGAGAAAGTGTTGCGCAATACCATAGTACATCACCAATCTCTTTGGCGATTTCTAACTTCTTTTCATCTGTAAAAACAGAATCGTTGTCACGCAACACTTTCTTAACCTTATCAGAAACTTCACCAGCTTCACCTGTCAATCCTAATGTAGGATAAATGATAGGGTTAGGATAAATAGCAGTCTCTAGAGCTAACTGCTGATACTCGTCTAATGTTAAATTGTTATTTTCCATTTAAATATTTAAAGTTTAAAATTCATGTTTCTTGCAAACCTTATCACAAGATGTTTCGCAATCTTTTTTGTAGCACCATCCATTGCCTAAGATGTCTTCGCGTCCCATCCAAAGGCAGTTACCACAACATCTTTCTTCTTTCATACGCTGTACTGTTTTAATCTTTCTGCACTACGCTGAATATCTTTTAGCTTGAACGGATGCTTCTTATTGAGCTTTACCAATTCGTTAATAAGCTTACGAGCGTCCCATCGTGTTGTCAATTTTTTCGCCTTAGAGATGCGGTGGTCTAAAATAAAACCATGCCCCAAATCATGTATTTCTATTCTAGTTCTCCAATACAAGTTAGTCCAAGGAATATCTGTTCTAGCTTGCTTCATTATCTTCTTTGCTAATCTAATCTTCATCCTTTCACCTCCTCCCAATCATTTGCGAGAATATCCTCAGAATCTTTGAAAACACAAGGAAAGAATTTGCCATCGCATACAGCCACAATAGTCTCAGAGACAATATGGATATAAGCTCCACATTCTTCCCAAATTACCCTTCTCACTTTCTTCCCATCCTTCATTCTTCTCAGAGCCTCCGAGAAGTCAAATGTTTCATTCTTCATCGTTTTTCTTCTTTTTACTTGTTAAACTTATCGCCTTGGTGATGCGGTGGTCTTTCTTTGCTCCCCATGGCTTATTTACTGTACATACATATAAATGGTAGGGAGTCCATCTTCTGTGCCAATAAAAAGGATATACCTCTAAATTGGCTTTCATTATTTTCTTTGCTAATCTAATCTTCATACGCTATAATTGCTTTAATTTATTGAATATCTTGGCAAAGCGGTGCATGTAATCAAAGTTGACTCTTTCACCATACAAACACACCATTCTGTTATATAGCCAACGTAGATGCTCCGCATCCTCGTGGAACTCTTTAATATCTTGTTCGTCTAAGACTATTTGTTTCTTCATACGCTACTTCTCCTTTCTGCAATACTTTTTTGATAAGCCATTGAACCGCTCATAGTTCGGCAGCTTGGGAGAGATTTCAAACTTCATCGTTGTAACATCATATCCTCTATCAGTCATTTCTTTGACAAACTCTTTGGTAAAGACATTATCAAAGAGATAATGAGCATCTGTTTGGGTCATAAACCCTAGAGGGTGATAAGCACCAACGCAGTTCTCTTTCTTATCCCAATATGCCGTTAGCTTATCTTTCTTTTTAAGAATCATACGCTACTTCTTTTTGTCTAACCATTCCATTACGCTACTATAGGCATTATCTTTGTAACCTCTCATAAAATACTCTAAATACATAAACCCTAGAGGGTGATAAGCACCAATACAGTTCTCTTTCTTATCCCAATATGCCGTAAGCTTTTCTTTCTTTTTAAGCCTCATACACTACTTCTTTTTGAGACAAGGGCAGCTCTCAGCGTGAATAACACAAACTCCGTGTTTCGTGTCCACTACCAGATAATCGTGCTCTTCCTCTGTGATTACAGATATACCAACTCTCTTTGCAGGTTTGTTGCTATTAGCCAATGAGCGAATGCCCTCAAATATCAATGCTCCTACAAGCAAACACAATACGAACCAAACGGCTGACTTGATTAAATTTAAAATCTTATTCTTCATCTTCACACATTTTATTCCATATATTAACACACTCAACGAACTCTTCGACTTCTTCTATACTATTCAATATAATAGTAATGCTTCCATCTTCGTTCCAGTGCTGATTACTTACATCTACCATAGCTTTATCTTACTTCTCCTTATCGAATTTATTGCCAACAACTTTGAAATTGAATACTGACAATATTGAGCCTAAGAAATTCAACAAATACCCACCACCTGCAGAATTTTTAATAATGAAACCGCCATTCTCATCCCAAACAACCTCAGAGATTGCTCTCGTTTCTCGGCTTTGCAGAAGGTCGTGTTCCCAAATTTCATTACCCTTGCAGTCTTTCAGACCTGTAAACTGACAGATGGTAGAGGGGTCAATTGGTGATGTCAGCCGTTTCTCAAAGTCTGTCATCCAGACGTTATCTGAATCTTTGTGATGAACCAAGTCACCTTTTATCCATTTTCCATCCAAGGTTTTCTTTGCCTTGAACTTGATATTTTCTGTTTTCATACGCTATAATTCTTCTTTTTCAAATTCACTTTTCGGAACTCTGTAAGATGTACTATGCCATTCACCCTCATCATCTTTACCTATAGCATATTTGGAAAGCATATCTCTCAATGCCTTATAAGCTAAAGTGTTGTGACGAATCTGAATACGTATAAATTTCTCATTGTCACACATTGTAAGTGGTGATTGATTATTCATATACACCTTTCCACTCTTACCAAGGTTACTTCCGTTGTAACGTTGATAGAAATATCCACTAGCCTTATGTCTGATTCTGTAAGGTTTTGTCATAACTATTCCTTTAAATTTCTCTTCTCTTTAATTCTATTCTCGTGAC